TAAATTAGATGAATATACAGGTAGTTGCTGAGAGGCGTTCATTATTTCTTTAGGTAATTTATATTTTATAATATCGTCTTCATTAAAGTTACCCGTTTTAATGTCATTAATAATATCGAGCCATTTATATATTGCCCAGTAATTTTTAAACTCGTTATCAATTTTAAAATCTATATTTAAAGATTCATATGCTGGCCGCGCATGAGAGCTAACTTTTATAGTTTGTGCTCCATATGGAATAGTTTTTTCAGGGACACTAATAGTAGGAGTTACTGCGCCTGCAATACTGATCTCTAAACTATTAGCATCAAGTCTGTTTGTATTTCTAATTATATTGTCTACAATATTTTTTATACCTTCAGGTAAATTTAAAATTAATATAAATTTATCTTGTCTATTTTTATTAAGTGGTGCTTGGTTCATACTTTAACATATCCTTGTGCTTCTAGTTCGTCCATATCTGTATTATAATTAGGACCGTCATCCTGACTAAAAATATTTATATCTTCGAAGATAACTGGCGGTGGTTTCCAGGTATCGTCAATATTTTGCATTTTATAATCTTGTAGGAAGTTGCTAAACTTTTGATCGATATATGGTCCTAGTTCTATTTTTGCAGGTCGTTGATTATCATCAATTTCTATTACATTATAATATTTTTGTATGACGCTATTTTCTAATATTAATAATGCCCATACCATAGCCATAACTCGATCATCATGATCAAATCCAGGCTGGGCTGCCCAAGAGCCATTCGGGTATCTTACGAAATTTTTCATTTCTACTACTGCAGGCTTTGATCTAATGTCAACACATTTAAGATCATTGATCCAATATCTCATATTGGTAACACCTTTATATTTGGTGTTAGTGTGAGCATATACTCCTAATCTATCAAATTTAACTTGCCCTACTTTAGGTGACCAATTAACTATACTTCTATAATTATATTGGTGATATAAATTATCTACAACTTGACTGCCGCAATTATTTCTTTCTATTAATACAGGAGGTGTTCCCCAATGATAACATATGTCTCGGACTTTAGTAGTAAATTCAAATGGATTAATTTCATTTGATGAATACTCTGCAACTTGTTTAATATCTTGTAACTCGGTTATATCTAAAACTTGTATAACGCTATAATTTTGACCCACTCCTTCTGCTACATCGACTCCAATAGTATATAAATGATCTTTATCAGGTTCCTCCCATACTTTATAACAACCATCATCAAATACATATGTTGGTTCTGTTGTCTTTGCTAATAATTTTTCATAGAAAATTTCATCAATAAATGAATCACCAGTATCAAGAAACTTACAATCAAACTCTTGCGCAAAGGCTTCTTCACTGCCTATAGATTTAATTGTATCATTCTTCCATTTTTCATCTCTCCCAGGAACCTCATGCCATAATATTTTCTCTGACTTCCAATTATTTGTTCCTTTCTCTGCTTCTGTATATAATGTATGAAATAAATTACCGCTCCCATTAGGAGTAGATGCTACAAATATTTTAGATTTTATTGAGGCAGAAATAATAGGGTATACTGAGCTCCAAAATTGTTCGACAAGATTATTTGGGATAAATGCTAACTCATCCAAGATTAGTACATTAACAGATTCTCCTCGACCAGCATCTGAGCTTGTAGTACTAATACCAATACTGCTACCGTTTGCTAATTTCATAGAAGTTTTACCGTACTCTATAACTCCTGGTTTTAAGTAATTTGGTAAATTCTCATATGCGAGCCTAACTCTTCCAAAAATACTAATAGCAGTTTGTTCTTTATTAGCAACAATTAATATACGTTGATCGTCTTCAAAACAAGCAATCCATAATGCATAAATTGTCATCATAGTAGTTTTTCCTGTTTGTCTACTAGCTAAACAGGCTACAAATCTATTATCTCTTAAACTGCGTAACACTCTTTTTTGGTATGGATATAACTTTATTAACATTCTGCCTACATCAAGGTTAACAATGTGAAAAAAGTTTTCTGCAAAGTGGAGAATGTTTTGTCTAGACTTCTTAAGAGACTTGACCATTTCAGGAGTCCATTCGTACTCCATATTAGGATTAGGTAAGCTCGTATTACCTAAATAGAATTTATCGTCTTTTTTTAGCCTCGGCACTATAAATATTTACATGAACAGCAGAGATTTAAACTCTATTAATGAAGCCTTTGTGCAAGCTACGGCAAAGGTAGTTGCTGAAGATACTAAAGAGTCGAAAGAAATTGTGACTGAAGCGCCGCACCCATCGGAAGGCGACCCGGCTGCACAGCGAAGAAAACCAAGAGACCACGGTCGAGGATCAATGAAAAAACGACAAGATCGGAGGCGTGATCAAGAGCGGTACTCCCGGAAACGAAGGGAGGTTTCCGGTGAATATACATGGAAGGATAAAAATAAGGTAGAGGAGGATCTTGGACCAGATTTTGGTGATGAGGCAGAATTCGGTGATCCTTCTCGTCATAGCGGTGACTATTTAGATGATGAGCCATTAGATGTCGGAGATATAGTAGAGGTTGAGGGTGAAGACGACGACTTCGTAGTTCTTGATCTTGATGGAGAGTACGTGAATTTAGCTGCTGTTAGAGATGCAATTGAAGTTAAACGATCCGCAGTTGTAAAACGGGAGTCGGCTATAAGTATTGGTACTACGGACTTACACCTTAAAGTTGAGAGAAAGAAAGTTACATTAAAGGAGAAGAAGAAAGTTATGAAGTATACAGATATAATGGATGAGTATGAAAGTCGCTTATCATCAAGTTCAAGAGGCTTTTCATTAAAATCTAAACTAAATGAAGAAGATGGAACTTCATTTAAACAACCAGACGAAGGTGTTGGAGTAAAAGTAGATAGTAAGTCACAACGTCCAAAAGATGAAGCTAGCGCCGAGGTGGTTGAGGAACCTACAGAGAATGTAAAAGATGATTTACAGGAGCCTAAAGAAGGGGAAGAAAAAAATACCGAAAAAGAAGAGAAAGTTGTAGAGGATAGTATAAATAATTCTAACAAAGGTAATATTATGTCACAAGATAAATCAATTTTTGATAAGCTCTACGAGCAAGTTATGAGTGAGGACGATGATTTCGAACTCGGTATACCGGGTGATGAGCTCGGTGCAGTCGGTGATGAGCTCGGAGACGAGCTCGGAGATGAAGGTGGCGAAGATGTCACTGTAACATTAAGCCCGGATCAAGTCGATGCTCTAAAGGCAGTTGTCGATCAATTTCCAGCGCCTGAAGATGAATTTGGTGGAGGCGAAGAGGAACCTGAAGAAGGCTTCCGTCGCGAGAGCACTGAAACAGTTGCTGAGGGAGATGAGCAGTCTACTGGTAAGCCAACTACAGATGGTGCCAAGCCAGGTGTTGATCCTTCCGACGGTGGAGGTAAGACCACTGATCCTGCATCTGATAGCCTAGGTGGTAAGTCGACCGGTACAGGTGAGGCGAAGGTCACTGACGATCCCGCATCCACCGGGAAGCCGACTACAGATGGTAAAACAGTTGGTAAGGCTGGAGGAAAGCATCCATCTGGAAAGCCAGGTAAGCTTAAGGCTAACGCTAAGATCTAATACAATTAAAACATAGTACCTTTGAGAGCCCCCTGCATGCAGGGGGCTTTTTTTATTAAATACTTAAAATGTTATTCACTCGAAAATTTCTTGAAGCTTTAGGTTGTAAAGATTTATATAAATTAAGAGGAAGTACAGGTTCTGGTAGAACTCATCAAAACCTGTTACCTGCTAGTAGCCGCGCAAAGCCTGGACCGAAAACCTTTCACAGTCTACAAGCATGCCAAAATGGCGTTCGGCTTTTAAATGATCAAGAAGTACAAGAGATAAAACAATTATTTGGAATTACAGATCTCGAGGAGACAGGATCTAGGAATTTAGGTAATACAGGAATAACAATGTATGTTGCAAACAATCAATATTATATTAAAAAATAATGGCATCAGCATGGAGTACAGAGACAGTAACTGCAGTTAATTATCATAGTGCTGCAGAAGATCTTACACGGTTTAATAATAAATCGTTAGGTACAAATGAACGTAATCAGACATATAAAAGATGGTGGAAAGAGCAGGTAAGATTATATGGTACGCAGATAAATTACTATGCACGTAAATTCGATATAGATAAGACTGATAAAGTATATGGTGAGAACCCGTATCAAGGATTTTATCCAAAAGCTACGTTTGTAATGTTAATAGATTTAACAGACGGATCAATAACGTATTCGCAATATGGCTTAATATCTGACGATGAACTAACAGCTATTATAGATATTGAAACGTTTGAAAATGAGTTATCAGCTACTGATTATACTGGTCTTGCTGAACCGGGTGGTGAGGAAGGGACATTTACTATTCAAGGCAAGTACCCTTTACGGGTTGCTATATCACCAGGAACTGGTGATACGTTATGTAAAGATATCTGGCTTGATTCTGCATTAACTGGAATTCAGACTTTATCAGCTGGTGATACTTTGACGTTTCAATCAGTAAGTGGTGGTACGCATACCATAACAGCAAGCTCGGCAGCCGCGATTCCTGATCCATTATTTACGGCTGCTGAGATAGCAGGAACACATTTTGATGTAAAATTTGGCGCTAATTTGGTTTCTTATGCAATTGCTCAAGCTATTAATCGTTCATTAAGTCATGTTTTTGTAGCTGAATGGCGTAGTCGTCATAAGACTTCTGGTGTATCAAGTAGTGGTACTGTTTATGGGTTTCGTATAACTCAAAAAGCGAAAGCAACATCGAGTACTTCTTTACCTTTAACAATTACTGAATCTGATACTGAATCTGATGGATATTGGACAGGAGCCGCGACGTACAATTTTGATGAAAAGCAAATTGCTGAGCCAAATGCAGGAGATGTATTTCAATTAATTGAATACGGTGATGATCGGCCTGAGGGCAGAAATGGTAAGATATTTGAAATCACTGAGCGGTTAGATGAAAGTGTTAAAGAGATAAATCAATTACAAGGTCATTATGTATTTAAACTCCGGGCGCGTCGGAACGATCATACGTTCTTACCCAAGGTCATTGGTCCGGGAGAGACTGCTGCAGAATTAGCTGCTGAAGCAAAATCTACGCAGGTAGTTGATGTTTCGGGTGCTGGAAGAGTAACTGACCCTGATACTGATTATGGTAATGATATCGATACAGAGCAAGCGAAATTTTTTGATTATGGTACTAATGATGATGTGTATGGAGATTATTACTAAATTCATATTCTACATCCTTTAGTACGGAAGGATATCTTTCATTAATATACTTGTTAATAGGAATCGGCTTTAGACAATCTGGTGTATGTCCTATTTTTTCTGCTTTTTCAGCGATAATATTTACTGCCTCAAATAAGCACAACCATCTCGCCAGTTGTGAATAGTCTTTTGTTACTGTAGGGGTTGTTGTTGAGTTATTTGTCATAAATCATCGTGGTTGGTAGTACGGTGCTAATATCAATCTTTATTTTATTAGGAG